TCCCCAGCATCATGGAAGAATTTCTGAACGCCCTCGACGACCTGATCGCAGAAACTGAAGGGCTCAGCGTGATTGAGCTTGTAGGCGCTTTGGAACTAGCCAAAAACGACATCATCGCCGGGCTTGCAGTGGCTGAGCTGCTGACTGAAGACGGTGAAGAGGCAACAGCATGACCCGGCCTGTCGTAACCGCTGTGGGCCGTTTGCTGCAGCCAAAACACGGTGAACCGCGAAAGCATCAGCTGATTCAAGTTGATGCGAATGGCCGCGCCAAAATTATCAAAGATCAGCCGGCTTAAACTGTTAGCAAAAGGCGGCTGCAGCATTGGGCTATCAATCAACGGCAAGGAATAGAACTAAAACCTCAAAGGTCGTAAATGTCTACGACCCGAATCAAGCATGGATCGATCAGGAGCCACACTGGGAGCTGATCGAATGCCTGCTGACGGGCACCTATGGCATCAGGAAAGAGGGGCGTAAGTACCTGCCGCAGGAACCGCGTGAGCAAGATGATGCCTATCAGAACAGATTGCTGCGCAGCACGCTGCAACCGTATTACGTCAGGCTTGAGCGGCTACTGGCTGGGATGCTCACCCGGAAGCCGGTAAAGCTGAACGACATCAGTGATGGCATTCGTGAGGACTTATTTGATGTTGACCGGCAAGGCAATGACCTGAACACCTGGGTGTATGAAACAGCCCGTAAGGCGATCCGCTATGGCCATGTGGGCGTTTTGGTTGATGCGCCAACAGATGGCAACGGCAGGCCCTATTGGTGCAGCTACACGCCAAGGGACATTTTGGGCTGGCGCACTGAAACGCAAGATGGCAAGCCTCGGCTTGTTCAGCTCAGGCTAAAAGAACAGGTAACCGAGCCTGATGGAGAATACGGCGAAAAAACAGTCAACCAAGTCAGAGTATTGACGCCAGGCAATTATGAAATCTTCAGGCAAGATGACAAAAAGGATTACACATTATTCGAGGAAGGCACAACAAGCTTAAACGAAATACCGTTTTCAGTTGCATACAGCAACCGCGTGAATTATCTACAATCAAAGCCACCGATGGAAGACATTGGTGAATTAAACATCAAGGCGTATCAAGTTCAATCAGATTTAGACAACATCTTGCATGTTGCGGCAGTTCCAATGCTGGCAATTTTTGGATTCCCGCAATCAGCAGAAGAGATCACGGCGGGCCCTAATGAAGCGATGGCGCTACCTGAGGGCGCATCAGCCCAATACATCGAGCCGGGTGGGGCAAGCTTCAACGCATTGTTTCAGCGGCTGGATCAGATCGAAAAGCAGATCAATGAGCTAGGTCTGGCCAGTGTGCTGGGCCAAAAGCTTTCAGCCGAAACAGCCGAGTCGAAACGCATCGACCGCAGTCAAGGCGATTCCACGATGATGGTGATCGCCCAAAATATGCAGGACATGATCGACAATTGCCTGCGGTTTCATGCTGATTATCTAAACGACGCATCACCCGGCAGCGCATTGATCAACAGGGACTTCATGGGCGCTCGCATGGACCCAGGCGAGATCAAAGCATTGCTTGAGCTCTACTTGGCCGGGACCATCACTCAATCGACGATGTTGACCCAGCTAGAGGCCGGTGAAGTGCTCGGCGATTCGTTCGACCTTGAAGAAGAGCTGGAGGCAACGGCTGCAGGTGGCCTGCAGGAATGAGCACACCGTCTGAGTTCTATCGTCATGCCGTCGATCTGAACAGGTTCAGCAATGCTGAGGCCAAACAGATCGCGATTGCTTACAACCGATTGATCCTGCAGGCTGTCGCGGAGCTGCAGACCCTGGTCGAAGATGAGCGAGCCTTTGACCGTCAGACACGTCTTAGGGAGATCGTCAGGCAGCTACGGGCAAGCCTCGACAACTGGGCTGGCGAAAGCTCCGCACTGCTGGCAGGTGAGCTGCAGGGGCTGGCCGTATTTGAGGAGCAGTTCATCAGGGCGCAGCTGCTGGAGATGGTGCCAGAGCGGCTAGCTGATCAGGTGAGAGCGCTGCAGATCGATCCGGCTTTTGCTCGCGCTGTCGTTATGACAGATCCAATCGAGATCGGCCTGAATGTTCTGTCTGATGACCTGCTGGAAGCCGTAGGGCCATCACCGGCAACATTCAGGCTGACAGCAACACAGGGTGCTCAGATCACGCTGCCGAATGGCTCGACCGTATCGAAAGCATTCAGGGGAATCGCTGAATCTCAAGCTGAGCTGTTTACGAAAACCGTGCAGTCTGGATTCCTAGCGGGCGACTCAGGGCCGCAGATGGCGAAACGCCTAAAGGGCCGTTTGAAATTTGCTGATTTTGGGCCGCTATCAGTTCGGCAACTAGCGCAAGCAGGGGGGCAGCTCACAGCAGTGGCAAATCATCAGGTGAACACGCTGGTGAGGACGAGCGTTAATCAGGTGGCAAATGCGATCAGCCAAGCCACCTACAAGGCAAATGCTGAGATCACTGAGAAATACAAATACGTTGCGACGCTGGATTCACGCACATCTGCGCGTTGCAGAGCATTGGATCAGCAAGTGTTTGAATACGGCAAGGGCCCGACGCCTCCGCTTCATTTCGGCTGCAGATCGGCGACCGTGCCAGAGATCGATTATGCAGCGCTTGGGATGCCTGAGCCACCACCTAGCGCTATACGCAGGCCGGGCATCATCTCAGGGCCGATGAGCAAAGCAGCAAAGACGCGGACGGTGCCAGCGAATCAATCGTATGGGGAATGGTTACAGGAACAAGGCGACAACGTGAAACGCGACGTTTTAGGGCCTAGCAGGATCCCTTATTGGAACAAGCTGGTGAAGAAATATGGGCCAGAGGATGCAATCCGTAAGTTTGTCGCGAATGATGGTTCAGAGTTGACGTTGAAGCAGCTCAAGGAAAGGTACGGGCAGCCCTAGAATCAAAACAGCGAAAGCCATCCAGATGAAATACTCAGCAGGCATGAAGAAGGGCACTAAAAAAGGCAGCAAAAAGGGCGGCAAAAAATGAAGCCAGACCTATCTGGATGCCCTGGCTCAAACCTCCGAAATTCGGATGTTTGACCTGATCGAGTCTCGCCAGGGCCAGGGCAGCGATCAAAGGGCCTCGAGGCGGCAACATCGTTAGGGTTGGCACGGCTGACGATCCAGTGATCAAACTCAAATCAGAATCGACAGGCAACCCAGTCCTTAAGCGTCGATCACAATTGAAAGCAGCACCAAAGACGAAGTGAGTATCAAGCGCGGCGGCCATACGTTTGACGGCTATGACAAGCCGATCCGAACACCAAGCCATCCCAGCGGCAAAAGTCACGCTGTAGTGGTGAAGGTTGCCGGCAAACCCAAGCTGATTCGTTTCGGGATGCAGGGCGCAAAGCCAAAGCCGCCACGTAAAGGTGAATCAGCAGCTGATAAGGCAAAGCGTGCATCATTCAAAGCACGACACGCCAAAAACATCGCCAAAGGCAAAACATCTGCAGCCTATTGGGCGGATAAAGTAAAGTGGTGAGGCAAATAAGCCTTACGGGTTTCACATGGCCGACGAGATTACGTCTCAAGAACAAGAACAACCAACAGCCGATGTTGAAGCGCTGAAGAAAAGCGTTGAAGCATTAGAGCGCAAGAATTATGAGCTGATCGGCAAGCTAAACAAAGCGAAGGCTGCTGACGTTGATGTTCAGGCGTTGATTGATTTCAAGGCAAAAGCGGAGCAAGACCAGCTGGAAAGCAAAGGGCGATACGCTGAGGCCAAAGCTGCGCTTGAGCAGCAATTCAGGGAATCGGCCACTGAGAAAGACAAGCGGATTCAAGAGCTGACCGACCGCGTGCAAGAGCTTGAGTTGATGGCACCAGCCGTCAGCGCATTGTCTGAAGTGGTGCATGATCCTCAGCTGGTGCTGAACACCCAGCTGAAGCGCGACCAAATCCAGCGCGAGCCGGATGGCACTGTCGTGGTGGTTGATGGCTATGAGCGCACCCCTGTGGGGGAATGGGCGAAGGCCAAAACACCGGCATGGATGCAAAAAGCACCAAAGCCGCAGGGCAGTGGGGCGCCATCGTCGAGGGCTAGCGGTGAGATCACGCCAGGCACGAAGAACCCATTCAGCGCTGAGGGCTTCAACCTTACAGAGCAGTCACGACTGTACAAAACAGACCGTGACTTGTA